TTCAGCGCCGAGCCGATCACCAAGACGATCAACAGCGAACCGCTGAACGGGCCGCCGCTGTTTGCCGAAGTGCCGAACGGCTGGAAAGGCACGCTCGACTTCGATCGCACCGACCCGTCGATCGACATTTATTTCGCCAATTACGAGGCGACCTACTACGCCGGCGCCAATCCCGTCAGCGGCACGATCACGCAGACCATCCAAGAGAAGGACGGCAGCGTGACTCAGTTCGTGTTCGACGGTGTCGCGATGAAGCTCTCGCAGGCCGTCCAGTGGAAGGCCGCCGAGAAGGTCGCGATGCGCGTCGACTGGAATGCGTCGACTCGTCGGCGCGTCCTCTAATCCAACCCAGGAGTCATCGTGGCGAAAGTTGAAAACATTCAGTCGGGTCCGGCGATCGACGCGGTGACTCCAAGTCAGGCGATCGTCAACGACGCCAACCGAATCGAATACACGACCGATTCGTTGGGCCGCCGCCTCGGCGTCAAGCGCATGAGCGCTTCCCTGAAGCGTCGCGTGTTGAAGGCCCTGTCCGCGCCAAGCTGCGGAAAGGACGAGTTGCTGTTCATGGCGATGGTCGCCTGTAGCTGCGTCGAGATTGACGGTCAGCCCGTCCCGTTCCCGACAACGGAATTGCAGGTCGACGCCCTTATCGATCGGCTTGAGCAAGAAGGGCTCAGTGCGATCGGAATCGCGCTCGCCGACAAGTTCCCTGTGCCGAAGGAAGAAGACGTAAAAAACTCGTAAGGGATTCCGATCGGCGGGTTACGGCCTATCTCGTCAAGAACGGAATCCCTTTTGACGTAGCCGAATGCTGGCCAGATAGCGAGCGTGAGGCTTACTTCGTCATCTTCCGCGAGTTTGATGGCGAGCGATACGACTTCGATCTCGGGGCTTGGGTCAGCCCTACTTGAACAGGTTGATCGCAGAGCCGATCAGATAAAGCAGGGCGATGACCAACAAGATTTGCCCTGCCGAGCTTTTTGGCCATCGCATCTTGAAAATTGCCTTGTCCATCCTTCAACCATAGCGAGAGAGGCCGCATTCGTCAAATGATGTCGTGTGCCGAATTCGCCGATTTGCTCGCTAGTGCAGCCGAGAGAGCCGAGATCGGGCTTGTCGAGCCTACTGAAGTTGTAATGAAGGCAGTTGCGGTCGAAGCGAAGCGAGTGATCGGAACTTACGAATACGGGTGGGAAGAACTCGCCGACTCGACGAAGGAAGACCGGCTCGCGCTTGGCTTTGCTGAGAACGATCCTTTGCTACGGTCGGGCTCGATGCGAGCTAGCATTGCGACGAAGGCGGACTTGGCGCCGGGTGGCGCTGAAGGACTGGTCTACTCTGGCCAGAAGAAAGCCCTTTGGGCGGAACTCGGAACGAGGACCGGCGAGCCGCCGCGATCGTTCCTGATGAAGTCCCTTGTGCTGGCAGGGCCGATCATAGCCAAGACCTTCGGCGAGTTCGCCGAGAAAATCATGAAGCTAAGGTGACGGCATGATCAGTGCAGGCGAAGTCGGCGCGGTCTTCAAGGTTGTCGACGAAGCGTCGCCGATCCTGAAGCGCCTGATGGATCAGTTCAACGCGCTTCAGGTGACAATCGACCGCGTCAAGCTGTCGATGAAAGACTTCATGTTTCCGCCCGGTCTTTCGCGGTCGCTGACCAACATGGAAAAGGCGCTGAAGGGCGTCGCGACGCAAACCGAAACCACGTCCGGCGCCGTCTCGTCTGGCTTCGCCAAGATGGACGAGTCGGTTGCGTTGACTCAGGCGAACATTGCGCGCCTCGGGAAAGAGATTCGCGGCCTCGCCGCAGAGTCGAAGGCGCTTGGCTTTGGGGCGGGTGTCTCTGTAGGCGGTGCGCCAACTAGCATTCGGAGTCGATCGCGCGATCCGCACATTTCGTCGCGCGTTCCTGTTGGAGATACGCCGTTCCATGCCACTGGCGGTTCGCTGCCGGCGATGGCGGCCGGCGTTGGGCTCGCGTATGGCTTCTATCAGAACATGAAGCTAGAGGACGCGGTCCCTCAACTTATCTATCATACCGGAATGGCGCCGTCTGACGCCAACGAGAAAATGTTCCGCGGCGTTCTCGAACAGGGAATGTCCGACACAGGATTCTCGCTTGACGAAGTCACGAAGGCGTCCCTCCAAGAAATCAGAATGTTCAAAGGCACGCCGGGCGGCGGCCTAGGTGTTTTGCCTCAACTCTTGCGTTCGGCGGCGGTCGAGGCGCGTTTGAAAGGGACTAGTCTTGACGAGTCGATGACCGCTTTCATCGGCTACGCGCACATGATGAAGGCGTACAGCCCGGAAGCAATCGCGAAACTCGCGCCGGCATTTGCGTTTGCGTCGTCGATCAACCCGACATCGCTCACGTCGATGGAAAGGGCGTCGAGCTACGCGGTTCCCATTCTGCAATCCGGGCTTGAGATTGATCCGCTGCAAACGCTGATGCTCGGCACAGTGCTGACGAGAGCAGGCGCGACGAATACGAAGTCAGGAACATGGCTTCGTAATATGGTGCTGAATTCCATGCCGGGCTCGTCGTTGATGAGTTCGACAGCGTTCAAGCATCATGAAGACGCCCTTCACGCGCTAGGTCTTGCGGACAATAAGGGTGAGCCGACGTGGTTCACCGATGGGAAGCCAGACCCGTATAAGTTGCTCGACATCGCGAGCGCTCACGCGGCCAGCATTCCGCTGGACATGCGCGCGGCTTACGAAAAGCAACTGTTTGGCGCGCAGGGCTTCGGCGGATTCGCCCTGTTGGCGGACCCGGCCGTCAGGTCGCAAATTGACAGTTTGAACACTGAACGGAACAGCGAAGAATTCAAGAACCGATACGCCAATTTTTGGCAATACTACAATAACCGATCGCCCATTCAAGAAGGGCGGTCGTCTTGGGCCGATCTAAACGTCGAATTGATGGACATCAGCAATGGTGTTCTTCCTGCGGTGACTAGCGGTCTGAAGGCGTTTGACGGCGTTCTGAGAGCGATGAAGTCGACGCTCGGGGACAAAACGAGCAACGCGGTCATCGATACCGGAATCTTTGCCGGTGTCGCGGCGTGGTTATTTCCAAACGCGACGAGATCGTTGCTCACGGGCGCAATCAACGTCCTGACCAAGATCGGGCCGTGGGGATGGCTCGGGGCCGGTACGCTCGCGGGTGGCGCGTACCTCTATGAGAATCCGCCGCACGGTCTCGATCCCAACACGCAAACCCCTTGGGGCCGCGCCAGCGCTATTCGGCGTGGCGATCTTCCTTACATGAACGGCGGTCCTATGGCCGCCAACTTGGCAGGAATCGGCAACGAGATTCACGTTCCCGCACCGCAAGTCACCAACAAGGTGAACGTCAGCGTCTTTGTCGATGGGAAGAACATTCCCTCGACCACGCGCGTCGTCAACGACTCGTCCCACTTCGACCCGCAGGCCGATCCGCCGTACCCGGACATTCACAGTTGGCGGTGAGCCGTCGTTAGGAATCACGATGAGCGATGGTTTGGTCATTCTCGGGGGTTTCGTGTTCCAAGGACACGAAATCCCCGACAAGATTCCGTTCGGCGGCAAGCAAATCAACAAGGTTCACGAATTGGTCGGCGGCCAAAGGGTCGTCGATGCAATGGGGCCGTCGCCGGACGATATTTCGTGGTCTGGCCGGTTCCGTGGCGCGGACGCGATAGGACGGGCGCAAGCGGTCGACGCGATGCGGATTGCCGGCGCGGCCGTTGAACTGTCCTGGCTCGGCCTGTTCTACACGGTCTGATCAGCGAGTTCAAAGCCAACACCGAGAAGTTCTATGAAGTTCCGTACACGATCACATGCGTTGTGGTCGACGATCCATCGGCGGACGGCGACGGCTCTCTTGCATCGCTTGACAGCCTCGTAGGCGGCGATCTTTCGACGGCGGGCGCGATCCTAGCGGCGGCGACGCCGGACGTGACCAGCGCCCTTGCTAGCCTCACCACGGCGGTCGCGTCAGTCCCGCAACTGTCCGGTGCGTCCCCGGCCGATTTGGCGCCGGTTCTTCTGTCCGCGCAGGCGGCCGGCAATACGATCGCCGCTGACATGGCGGCGAACGATCCGGCGCTCGATTCGGCCTCGCCAGACGGCGCCGATCCGGCCGTCTTGGCTTCATGGCTTTCCGGTTCGGGCGCGGCTGTAGTCGCGCAATCGGCTCTCGCTGATGGCGTCGGCTTCGTTCAGCGCATCGGCCTGAACATCACCCTCGGGGCGAACTGATGGCAGACCCGTCGACCATCCTCGTGCCCGTGATGGTGCAGCAAG